TCCCATACCCATCCCATCCCAAGTAAAGATATAACTACACCGAATCCTTCGGATTCGGATTTCAACCTCTTTTGGTCTATCTATCCAAGAAGGGAAGCAAAAGGCGCGGCTAGGACAGCATTTCTAAAAGCGCTGAAAAAGGCTCCAGTTGAGTTGATTATTGAGGGAGCAAAGAGATTTGCTCAAGACCCTAATCGTCAGGCTGAGTTCACGGCTCACGCATCCACTTGGCTAAACCAAGAGAGATGGGCTGATGCTCCATTACCACAGAGGGGCGGTGGGATGACACGGACCGAGAGTTCAGTTATGCGAGCGCTCGATATTGCTCAGAAGTTTATTGATGAAGAAGAAAGGGCTATTGAGAATGAACCGTTCTGAGGTAGCCCAACTTTTCGCTTACGCCTGTCTCTTTGATGGTCGCCTTCAAGCCGATGAGGGAAAGATTCTGGCTTGGGATGCGGCTCTAGTGCAAGACATGACTTTTGAGTTCGCCAAGTATTTCGTATCGGTTCATTACATGAATGACGATAAGGTAATCGCTCCAGTCAATTTCAACCGAGAGTGGACTAGACAGAGACAAGCCGAGAAAGACAGAGAAGCAACCCAGCGCTATATGTTGGAGTTGGAAGATACAAAGTCAAAAGCGGCAACGCCAGAGCAAGTGAATTTTTATTTATCACAGATTCGAGCGACATTAGCGAAAGGTAAATCCGATGCTGATATGGAAGCAGGTGCAGGGGAGGTGGCATCTGACCTATGAGGATATTCCGATTTGCAGATTGGCTACGGTCACGGCGTTACAAACGAGCGAACATATCTGCTCTGGTTGCACAGAATCTTTATCGAACGCGAGACTCCAATGGCAAAACCTAAACTCAAAGTAGGGGATGAGGTTCGCTTTCAAGTTTTCTACCGAGCCAATTACCGATGCGAGAAGTGCGGCGGCATGGGCGATGCTTTCGGTTGGTCAGTCCATCACCGAGTTCCTCGGCGAATGGGTGGCTCCAGAGATGAGACCTTGCACCTACCAGCAAACCTGATTTTGCTTTGTGGCTCTGGGGTAACTGGATGCCATGGCTGGGTCGAGTCCAATCGGGACAAAGCCAGAGAGCGCGGTTTCTTGCTGTATCGAGTTGATTCAGCGGAGGAGATTCCCTTTATTGATGATAACGACAAAGCATGGAAAATCTTCAATGATGGAGAAAAATGGGAATTCGACAGGAGTAAAGGTGACCCTTATCTTTAAGCCATGGATTGCCTTTGCAGAATTGATGAACAGGACCAACTTGTGTACCGCCTTGAGTTGGCGCAACGCCCTTGGACAACCAACGGCGAACGCGCTGGCAACAGATGGGAACGCGCTGAGTTGGTTAAGACTTGGCGTTCTGCATTTCATGTCTTGGCTAAATCGGAGAAGATGCCAGAGATGGAATGGATTTCAGTCACAGTCGAACCTCATCAAAAAGGAGGTCGCCTTCAGGATGTAGGGGCGTGTAATCCAGCGGTAAAGGCGGCGATAGATGGAATCGTGGATGCAGGTGTTTTGCCAGATGACTCACCTCAGTACATGAAGTCCCTGATTTTCTTAGCGCCACAGAACGACAGAAATTCTTTAGTGTTGTATATCAGAGGGGCAAAGAAAGAGAGGAAACTATGAACTGGAACTTAATTTTGACTGTAGTAGGGTTATTTACTACTCTTGTAGTATTCGCTCCATTCTTTATCGCTTATGCACTTGCTTATCACAAAGCAAAGATGAGCGCAGAGTTGGAAGCGATTAAGAAACATGGTCGTATGTTTCACCCGAGTAACGGCGAGTTCAATTGGGAAGATATTTTCGAAGGAGAGAAGTAATGAGCGATATGCAGACAGCAGAGCAATTGGATGGTCGTGGGCTTCAGGAAGTACGCATCATTACCGATGCAATGCGTGAACACCAGACACAGATTCAGGATTTAGGAAAGCGCCGTAAGCAGTTGATTCTGCGACTTCGTAAACAGCGCATTACCTACCGTGAGATTGCTGAAGCCATGGGAGTATCTGAGCAGTTGATTTACAAAATCATCCGCCATGACATTGACCGTGAACCAACTTACGATGAGTCAGGAAATTTAGTTCGCCGTAGAGGTCGCCCAGCGAAACCAGCACTCTAAACCTTTACTTAAGGAAAGTTAGGTAAAGGCTTATGAAAGCAAATATTCAGACGGGCAACATTCAAAGCGTGGCAATCAGTTCGCTGACTGCATACCCAACGAATCCCAGACGAGGAGACATAGATGCCATTGCATCATCGCTTACTGCTCATGGTCAGTATCGCCCAATCGTGGTTCAAGCGAGTACCAAGTTTGTTCTCGCTGGCAATCACACACTTAAAGCGGCTAAGAAACTCGGCTGGAAAAAGATAAAGGCAGTTCTCGTTGATGTAGACGAGGACACAGCAAAGAAGATAGTTCTAGCCGATAACCGTTTGACCGACCTTGCTGGATATAACGAGCCACTTCTCAAAAGCCTCTTGCAAGCGCTCCCTGAGTTGGATGGCACAGGATTTACTCAATCAGAGGTTGAGACTTTAGACCGACTTATCTCAGGTGACCAAAAGGAACCTTTGGGAACCTCTGGCACTTTGAAGGATGACCCAGAGGTAAAGATTGCCGCATGGAAATTTACAGTTGAGCAAGATGCCTACGATGCGTGGAAGGAACAACTTTACGAGGAGTTCGGCAAAACTAAGAGCAAGGCAAACGCTGGGATTAAACAGCGCCTAGGATTTCCAGAACGAATCATGGAGAAGCCAGAACGGATTGAGGAGCGCTCCGAGAGTTCACCCGAGGATGTAGAGACCGTATCTATCCGAGACATTCTTACCCATCCACTTAATCCGCGTGAAGGCGATATTGGAGCCATAGTAGATTCGCTATCAACCATGGGGCAGTACAGACCAATCGTGGTGAATAAGCGCACCAACCATTGCGTATCAGGAAATCACACCTTGCAAGCGGCAGTTCAATTGGGCTGGGAAAAGGTCGCGGTTCATTGGATTGATGTAGACGATATTGAGGAAATCAAAATCCTTATCGTGGATAACCGTACTTCAGACCTTGCCACCTACGACTCTCAGGAACTAAATAAGTTACTGACCAGTACGAGTACAAAGGGAACAGGATTCTCTAGGGATGAAGTCGCTGAGATTCTTGCAGGGGGAAAGACTAAGCCTGGGCATAACCCGATAGGTCGCACCAATATCAGGGTAGGCAATCATTCAATGCGAGTTCACACCGAGGATTTGAACACTTGGGCGAACACGATATACGGCTGGACTGACATTGCTGAGTTGCTACAGATGCCGCTTGAGGCTTGTAGCGTGGAGGATGGAACATGATTAGAGAATTACTAGCCAGACCTTTTTGGTTCATCTATGACAAAAGCGATTGGTTTAACCGAGTTGGATGCCGTATTGCATGGGGTAAGAGTTGGAGAACAAAATATGACCCACGATGAATTAACTGAGGTAGAATAAACAAATGGAAAAGAGAGTTGGCAAGCGCTGGTTCGCCTTTGGGCGTAAGCATGGTTTCGGTATTGGCTTTGATGTGAGCAAGTATTGGATAAACCTCGATTTAGGATTTTGGTATTTGAGTCTGGAGTTGTAATGGCTAACGCAGTAGCAAAGAAACAACCCGCAAAGGCACCTGCCAAGAAATCGGCTGGGCGACCTACAGCGCTCCTTGAGGAAGTTAAAGAGCAGACTCTCCTGGATTACATCCGCATTGGTACGCCTATTCGAAAGGCAGTTACCGCTTCAGGGATAGCCGAAAAGACTTTCTATAACTGGATGACTAGAGGAATGGCAGAGCGCGAGCGCTTATCTCTAATGCCAGATGGTAAAGAGAATCCCACCGAGGTTATATTCCTACAATTTTTACAGCGAGTCGAACAGGCGAGAGCAGAGGCAATTACTAAAAAGGTTGCTGTTATCGCTAAGGCTGGTAACGAAGGAGACTGGAGAGCGGCGGCATGGTACTTAGAGCGCCAAGCCCCAGAAGATTTTGGTAAGACAGATAGATTCGAGATTGGCGGAACCAATGGAGAAGCGATTAAAGTACAGATTGAAATGGGCGATTTAGAAGATAAGATTGCAAAAGTCTTAGCAATTCGAAAGAGGTAGAAATGGCTGAACGGCTTGTAGACCTAGTTCTCAATGCCACGCCAGAGGAGAGAACGAAGATTTATCTCTCACTTACCGATGATGAGAAAAATGCGCTTGCAGTTATCCTTGATGCTGAGATAGAGAATCCTTGGGCTAGATATGAAAATGACCCAATTGGATTCATTGAAGAAGGGCTAGGGGAAACTCTTTGGTCTAAACAGCGTGAGATTCTTGAGTCCATCATTCACAACAAGAGAACTACAGTTCCCGCTTGCCACGCCCCAGGAAAATCTCACTTAGCCGCTAGAGCCGTTGCATGGTGGATTTCAGTTCATCCGCCTGGGACAGCGATTGCGATTACTACGGCATCAACTTTTAAGCAGGTCCGAAACATCATGTGGGCTAACATCCGCCGAGTTCATATTGCTAATAATCTCCCAGGCGAGATTCTCACTACTGAGTGGAAAATGGATGACACGGTAGTTGCTTACGGATTCAGACCAGCCGATAACAATGAAGCGGCAGTTCAGGGTATCCACGCGCCTCACCTGCTCGTAGTAGTTGATGAGGCTGGCGGTATCTCAGACAAGATTGGTAGCGCCTTAGAAGCCCTTATGACGGGTGGACACACACGGCTCCTAGTATTGGGTAACCCACCGACAGACCAAGAGCAGACATGGTTCGAGCGCATCTGCAATTCGCCTATCTACACAAACATCCCTATCGGGGCGTATGACACCCCTAACTTCACGGGTGAGGAAACTGGTCAATGCCGCAGTTGCCCACCCCATGTAGAGGCTCATGCAGTCGCTACGCACCTAGTAGACCAGAGTTGGGTGGATGATGTAATCGGTGAATTCGGAGAAGATTCTCCATTCGTTGAAGCCCGTGTAAATGCTCGGTTCCCACAAACGGGAACAGGAAAAGTCATTCCCTACCATTGGGCAGAACAGGCAACGCAGAACGAAGATTATCTTGAATCTAGCGTTATCCGTCTCGGAGTGGATATTGCATCCGATGGCGGAGATGAATTCGTAATTGCAAAGGCAGACGGATACAAAGTCTCGATTACTCACCGCTCATCTGGCAAGGCTAATGCGAACGCCGTTGATGTCGCAGGTGTGATTATTGGCGAGATTGAGAAAGCAGTTGCAGAACATAAGAGCAGAGCGGTACCAGATATGGTACGAGTCAAGATTGACACGATTGGCGTTGGCTGGGGAGTTGTCTCATTATTGGATAGATGGGTCAAAGAGCGACAGTTGAAAGCCTTGGTTATCGGGGTCAATGTGGCAGAGCGACCTAAAGACCAAGCCAAGTTCAAGAATCAACGCGCTGAGATGTGGTGGAATACCCGCGCCATGCTCCAGCCTAAAGATGAAAAGCAAGAGTTACGCCTAGAGGTGGACCGCGCTGTATTGGCTCAGTTGGCTGGACCAACATTCAAATCTGATTCATCGGGTCGCATCTTGATTGAATCTAAGGTAGATATGAAAAAGCGAGGAGTTCATTCACCTGACCGCGCTGAAGCAATTCTCCTAGCGCTATATGAGAATAAGACAGTTCACGAACCAATCTCGCCTCTATCTTTCACCCAGTCGAATCCGTGGACACTATGAAGAATTCAGATTGGGACCTAGATTTAAGATTTGGTCAGGCAGGGGAGGCTATAGTGAATTCACTATTGACCGCTCCAATTGAAACAGTCGAAGTTAAAACCGATAGGCGCTGGAAAGAAACAGGCAATTTATACATTGAGGTTTACTGCTGGTCATTTAACACACAGGGTTGGTACCCATCTGGAATATCAACTACAAAAGCAACACATTGGTCTTTTGTTCTTGAGGAAGCAGTTCTAACATTCCCAGTTGTAGTTGTGAAAGATGCTTGCATTAAATTCGGCAGACAGATAAGTTGCGAAATTCCACCAAATCAATCAAGAGGATATTTAATCACAGTTGATAATTTGATGGAATCTACAAAGACTTATCTTTCGCAGTCATCTTGAGATGACCCATGCTCCTTGCAATAGTAATAAGTTTTGCGCTCTGGCTCTTTGCAATGTGGGCATGATTTTTCTTCATTGACCACGATTACCTCTGCATCCGTATATTCCTTGTCGCAGTAATAACAAGAAGCCAGACCAGCACCCCAGTCACGGAGCCATCTTTGATGGCGCTCGCGCTGGAGTTGCTCAAGGACTGTCACGATATAACCGTTTCAGGCTGGACATCAAAGACAGTCTCGTACAGGAGGCAACCTGCCTCCCAGTTGTCCCAATTGCCATCTGACTTGATGACAACGCCATCTTTGAGCGAGCGCTTGAGATGGATAAGAATTGCTGTCACTACGGTGTCGTAAGGCTTTTGTGCTGTCTTGCAGAAATTGTAATCAACATCTTCAGTTGAGATTACGAAATCTTCGTGAGCGCCGTAGCCGATTCCGTTGATGTGGATGGTGTCATCCTTGGAAAAGTCAGCAACAAAGATTCCAGCATCAACCGCAGTTGCGATGATTTCCTTTGCACCAGTCAGGAATTCCTGCCAAGCGCTTGATTCAATGCCATTCTCAAGTGTCCAGTAATGTGTGTAACCCATTTACTTATCCTCCTCGTATCCGTCAAACCAAACCCCATCCTCGCGGGTATTTGGGTCCTTGCAATGTGCTTGAGCCTGAGCAAGAGTTAAGCCACGCTTAACAATTACTGTGTTGTTGTGGTCACGCCACATACGAACGATTCTGTATTTTTGCATTAGTTACTCACCCCAATTCCAAAACCTTCACGGAGAGCCTTCTGAGTTTCTCTCCTGATTTCACCAACAGCCCATTCAAAGTTTTCTTTGTTGGCAATATTGTCTACATGGACACCAGTTGATTTTGTGCCGTAGTAGATTTCGTAAATGCCGTATCCCTCAAGTTTGTAAAGGCGATACTGACCAATCTTTTTGATGGCTCTCTGACTCATTATTTAACCTCCTCGAAGTGGCACTTGCATAGGCAACAAATTGATTTAGTGAATTCAAAACTAAATTGCTTAATAAGGTCTTGAGGAGCGTGAGTGCATTGGTTATGCAACGCATCCTGGCAATGTGATGAGACCTTTGATGTTGGAGCAAAACCCTTATAGATGTAGGTTTTGCCTGTTGCTGGATTGATTAGACCTTGAGCCATTTTGTTCTCCTCTCTAAGAACAAGACCAGTATATCATACTGGGGTTAATAATCCTACTTCTTTAACCTAACTTGGGAAACTTTTATTCCATGTGCCTCGGCATATTGTTTCTTAGCCTTGGCGACAATCTGGCGCTTCTCCTTAGAGTCAGCGGCGAAGGATAAGAACGCCACGACATTAGCAAGGCTCTGGGCGAGTTCAGCATCGTCTCCAGCATCGTAGAGAGCAATCCATTCAAGCGCTCTCCATAAGTCGCCTACAGATGGGGCTTCAGGCTTTATATCGCCACGAAAAAGGTAGTTATCTACAGTTCCCTCATCGGCGGAAATCTGAGTTTTCCACTCAAAGTTTTTGTAATCAGCGCTCACTTGAATCTCCCTACTTTTAAGATGCTTTCCCATTCCTGTTGGAATTGGATTCCGTAGCACTTCACGCAAACGCCCTCTGGAAAGATTTCAAACTTTCCAATCTGGACACCGCATTGAACACAGACCTCCATGGGTCACTCCTCTCTCTTACATACCCAGTTTACCATACGGGGGTTAGATATTCAACACAGATAGGGCTAAATTTAGGGCTAAATTTAGTTCGAACAAATGTTCGTTTGGTACCCTTTTCCTATGTCTCTTACGCCAGCGTTCGTCACACTCTTGAAGGCATCATGCCCAACGGCAACACAGGATGTAGGAGCCAACCTTGAGAACCGCGAGAAAGCCATTGAGAAGGCTAACTACGGTCCCTTGAACCCATCAGAGCCAAACGATGAGTTCTGGTCTGAAATCGCCTCTGAATGGGATGTACCAGTCGCCGAGGCTAAAAAACAGAAATGCGGCAATTGCGCGGCGTTCATTCAAACCTCAGCCATGATGGAGTGCATCAAAGGCGGATTGGCTCAGGGAGATTCCTCCGATAACGCATGGGATGTTACCGATGCTGGAGAGTTGGGATATTGCGAGGCTTTCGATTTCAAATGTGCCAGCGCTCGCACCTGCCGAGCATGGATTGTCGGCGGTCCAGTTACAGATAAGAGCAAAAAATAATGGCTAAGAAAAAAGCAGGAGCGTTTAACCCGATGCAGATTAAAGACGGGTGGATAGTTCGCATGACCAAAGATGGTCGCATCGCTCAGAAGATTGAGCGTTATTACCCACGCCTACCTAAAAAGGCTTAGCAATGAGAGAGTCGCTTTCGCCGCGAGATAGATGCGATAGATGCGGAGCGCAAGCAAAAGTCCGAGCCAGTTTCCTGTCGGGCGATTTATACTTTTGTGTACATCACGCCCGACAGTTCGACATCAAACAGGCATCATTCTCAGTAGAAGTCGAGAATGAAGAAGTCGAAAATATGCTGGTCTTACACCGATTCTAAGAATGTCTGGATTACAGCCGTAATCACACACAGTACAAAAGAACCGAGTAATGCAACGCCCCAGAGATAGCGCAGTTCAGGAAACTTTGCAGGTTCTCTCTTTGGCTTACGCTTTGTGCGTGGCTTTGATGATTTAATGATGTCCTCGAATTTCTTATTGACTTCGTTTGTATCCACTTGGTACTCCCTCTCTTAGATTAACTAACAGAGGTTAGAATACTATGCTTTAGATTTGGATGCAACTTTCTTTTTCTGTGTCTTATAGATAAACGGACCAGATGTGTAGGCATCATTATCGGCTGAAATCTGTAAAGCCTTCTCAATCGTAGCCCCAGCAGACAGCGCACCAATAGCATAACTAGAACCAGAGCCAACACCATAGAAACCTTTATCATCAAGCGAGATGCTCATATCTTCAGCGAGTTCAAATACCTCGCCACCTACAGCAATCAAGAAAGCAAATTTAGTTTCACCATCATCGGATTCGTTCCATTTGTATTCTTGCTCTTTGAAGCAAGCCTTCAGCGAAGGAACAACTTTAGAAATCATAAAATGGTAAACATCTAAAAAATCTTTTGCAGTTGGCTTAGGTGGAATCCAGATATGTTGAGCAATATCGCAAGGCGCACATTCGCCAGAACCAGCAATAAGGAAATCTCCGCGTTCGGTTATCTTTACCATCTTTGGATGATTAGATGTTCGACCATCGGATGAAGTTGTCTGTGAGTCAGCCCCAAAAACTACTTTTTCCTTATGCTGGATAGCCACGATTGTTGTCATGGCTCAAGCGTACCGTCAGCCCTTTGGAGCCACCAGCGCGAGACTTGCCTTAGCCCATAGGTCAGGAGTCTGGTCATCTGGCAGATAGCCTCCAGCGCCTCCAAAGAGGATAGGCGTGTCTGGGTAAGCCATGCGGATGCTTTTCATAGCGAGTTCATAACCACCCACGGTATATTTCAATTCCGAAAGTGGGTCATCGGCTAAGCCATCTGCACCGCAAGCGATAAAGATAAAGTCTGGCTCAAAGTCGAAACAGACATCAAGGAATGATTGAGTTGCATCTTTCAAACCTTCATTATCGGTATTAGCGGCAAGAGGAAAGTTCAAAGCCTTTCGCTCCCAGTCAGAGACAAGCCCAGTTCCAGGGAAGATTCCCCATTGATGGACAGAGAATGACATGATATTGAGATTCGCCTTAGTCAGCGCTTCAGTACCGTCACCATGGTGAGCATCGCAATCAAATATTGCAACCTTCTTGCCCATCTGGGTCAATTTAGTTGCGGCGATAGCAAAGTCATTGAAGATACAGAATCCACTAGAGTAATCACGCATCGCGTGATGCTTAGCCCCTGGCAAATGAATCGCTAACTTGGTCTTTTCTTCCAAGAGCAAATCAAGCGCTGTAAGAGTTCCGCCTACAAATAACTTTGCAAGGTCACCGAGGTCATGGCGTGGTCCATCCCATTCATCCGATAAACCTTTGACAGTTACATCGTGAACATAGATTGGGTCATGCACTAAGAGCAGGTCATCCGTGTGAGGAATCTCTGGGGTGAATTCGTCAATGTTGAGTCGGCGATTCTGTCCCTCAATGATTACACGGTTGCGACCATGCAAGAACCTACGACCCTGCGTAGGGTGCGAGTTATCAAATATCCAGTTCGCATAGTCAGGCGAATGGACAATGATTGCATCTTCCATGGTCATGCTCCTCTCTCGTAATATAACCCCCATTGTACACCTATTATGACAACCACTCTTGCAACTTCTCAGCAGAGTAGCCAATCTCGCTGAGCCAGTTAGTGATTTTTTCTTTGTCATCCTTACGGCAGAACACCACGATGGATGCTGAGAACACATTAGATGTTGGCTCGGTCAAGATAAAGATTTCGCCAACAGAGCCGTAGAAGTTCTCACAGAGTTCTTCACCGAATGTATTGAAATACGCCTTGCGTGTATGGAATTCATCAGCCCAGCCAGTAGTCCAGCCCGATGCTAGAATTTCAATATCTTTGAAATTCTTCTCGGTATCGTAATGACCACGCCATCCATCGGTCTTTTCCCATACGCGACCCTTCCATTCATCAAAGAGTCCATTGAACCAATCTGGGATGTCGCCATATTCACCTCGGGCAAAAGCATCGCCAAAGATAACTTTGCTGGCTTCTGGGTCGCCATCTATCTTGAGTAGCGTTGATGCGTTCTCAAGGTCTGATTGCTCGCAGTCGTAGCAATAAGGCTTTTCAGTTAATTCTGAATAAGCGAACCCATCATCTTCATTGATAACAGTTTCGCAATCAGAGCATTTTGTAATTGTCTCGCTCATTACTTTCCCCCTCTTGACTTGAGTACAACTTTGGCGGCTTCTAGCCTTTGCTTATCTTCATCGGTATTGAGCCATGGCAACATATTGAGAGCCTTGACCATATTCTTCAAAGCCCATGATGGCTGGTTACCTACGATTTTCTTTGCTTCATCAATAGTCATTACGCAACCTTTCCAAAAGCATCGTTAGAACGGAAGCAAGATGCTTGGTAAGCAACCTCTCCGATATTTTCTGGATACACACTTTCTATAGTGCCTTTGTTAAAGTATTGACCTTTACGCTTGAACTGACGAGTGACTGTCCATGTGTCATCCCAAGCCAAGTAAATCTCAACGCTGTATCCATTGGATACTGGAAGTGTTATTGTGCGAGTTGCCTTGCCATCATTGGTGCGCCAAACTTGAACGCGACCACCTGAGATAGCAAAGATATTTCCTCGACCAATTTGACCAAGGAGTTCATCCTCGTTAAATGGGCGATACTTTTCGTAAGTTACTTCTGACATTTTGTATCCTCTCTCTTGGTTACAGTCCGAGTTTAACACAACTGGGGTTAGTTATCAACCTTATCTTTTACAGTTACAGAGAAAACTGCATCTCCGAACTTCTTGATTTCAACATCCTCAATCTTCTCGAATCCAAAATCAGCGCAGATGTAAACCCGCCCGTTGATTTCGACTTCATCACCAACTGAGATTGATGTGTGAGTACGAGTTTCTGAAAGCAATGGGTGAACCAATTGCCAGATGTAGCCCTGATAAAGATTTGTGTCTGCATGAACAATTTCGCAGATTTGCTTATCTGTGACTGTCTCTGGAAATTCAGTCTCGACCTCTACTGAACTAACGAAACGACCTTGCTCTGGCTTATCGCCAAAAGCCTTCCATGTGATTTTGATTTTTTGTGACACTTGAGTTCCTCTCTCTCAATCATTTACAACCCCAGTTTAGCATAGATTCTTGCATTGGTACAATTAGGCTACATATCGTGTCCTAGTGACCCCGAATCAGGGGGTCAAATGAGGTATTTGCGCTTAGGAATAGCCTTCCTCATCGTAATCCTCCTAGCCCTTTTGCCCATGGATGATGCTGGGGCTGATAACGCATGGGAATCCGTGGTGAACGGCAATGTCTCGGGCAGTTCGGTTCAATTCGACTACCGAGGGGGTAGCGCCTCCTACATCACCAATGTCTCTGATGGCTCAACCGTCACCGTCACGGTAGATAACACAATCGCAAACTGCATCGGCTCCTGTACGCCAATCCCCGATAACTGGACCGTATCAATCAACGGGCAAAGTTTTAGCGGCAACACAATTGAAGTTGCAACGGTCAGCGCCGTGGTCTCGGGTCAAGCGACAATTTCTGTCTCAGGCATTGATGCTGGATTTTGGGGTGGATGGTACGGACCAATCTTTACCGTCTCGTTTAGTTCTCCTGCGCCAGTTGTCGAGCCTTCGCCTTCGCCTTCTCCAACCGTAACTCCGACTCCAACTCCCGAACCATCTGTGTCCACCCAGCCAAGTCCCGAGCCACAGCCTTCTCAATCAAGTCCAGAGCCTCAACCATCTCCGACTGTAAGTGAGACTCCAACCGCTTCTTCGAGTCCTGAGCCAACATCCAGCCCAGAACCAAGCCCAACACCAACACCGACACCAACGCCAGAAACTCCATCGCCAACTCCTGCTCCTCAAAATAATGTAGTGAATGGTAGTGCTAATGAAGGTAGCGGTCTATCTCTTTCTGCACCTATCGGAAAGATTTTTACCTCAGTTATATTTGCAAGTTACGGCACACCAAACGGATATTCAATCGGTCAATGCCATGCACCTAATTCAGTTGAAAAAGTTGCAGAAATATTTTTAGGAAAAGCAATTGCA